CAAAAGCAGTTGATCTTGTTACACCATCAGCAGATTCAATTTTATAAACTAATCCCAATCTAGCTGGGCCTTGAGTATTTTGTAAAGTTGCTAAAGAAGCTTGAGAAGTTAATCCACTATCTGTATACAATTCAATATAATCAGCATCAATTTTTTTGACATGATAAACATAGCCGTCATCAAGTCCACCATCAGTATCGCCTTGTGTTGGTGTACTAAAAAGTAATGTATAATTATCTCTCAATTCATGAGCTTGCCAATAAATCTGATTTGTAGGATTATTCCAATTAGCGGGATCAAAATACATAGAATATGTTGGTTCCCAATCATACCCAATTGTTGATTTTTCTTTAATTGGAACATCTACTCTATCTGTTGAGGTTGAAGTAACTGCTATATTTGAAACAAATTTTTCAACAGTATCAACAACAGGCCTTCCATCCGGAGCAGTAGCTTCACTATCAGAAATGAATAAAGTTTTTGGACCAACGGTATTTCTTAAATAAATTTTAGTTCCTTCTGTCAATCCATGCGTTTCTTCTGTAGTAACGTTAATAGAACTGTTTGCAGCAGAATCTGTTACTGCTCCATTGGAAGTATTAACCAATAAAGTAGAACCTTCAAAAAATTTACCTGATGTAATACTAGTATAACTTCCACTAACATCACCTGAAATTGGAGAAGCGACATCTGCTTCAAAGAAAAATGTAGTTGAATTTGGTACATTAGTAACAATAAAAAATCCTTCTGCAGTATAAGTTGTCATACCATTAACAGCAATAGGATCACCAACTGTTAAACCATGAGCAATACTACATGAAACTTCTATCGCTTTACTTCCTGCAATAGCCATCGCTGATTGAATTCCATCTATTGGTGTATCACCTGAATTACTGAAAATGGTTGGGATGTTTGCTATTTGCTGTGATGTTTCCCATTTAGTTCCTTGTAGCCCATATTCAAAGTCAGTATCAATAAGATTTTGAGGATCACTTATCCTCAACTTACCGACTGGATCAATTAAATCTTCTGCCGGAGTTATTTCAGTACTTGGTTCATCTACAAAAATCTGTAAAATGTCAGTACTAGACATTGGTGCAGTATTTGCTTTAAGAACAAGAAGAGTTTCATTAGTATTTGGATTATATGATTTACCTGAATATCCTATTGTTGGATCAGCAAAATTATATATTAACTGATTGTCTGTAATATTTGTTATTAATAAAACTTTTTCTGGAGCAATATTACCTTTAATTTTGACTAGCTTTTCTGCTGGGTCAAATTCATAATTACCTAACATTAATTTTTTTGCCATTTTTACTATCCTCCTAAGGCTATAGACATTGCTGCGACTGAGCTCATAGATTCACCTGCACCAACAAACTTTAATTTTCCTTCAGATGCACTATAAGATAATTGTTTAGTATCTCCAATATCAGTTATATCTACATCATCCATATTTAAAACTCTAACTTCACCACTACCGGCATTATGATATTGTGTTGTGACTCGCTTATCAACTTTAGATATTTCATCCAACAATTCTTGTTTAACTTCTTCTGCTAATATCTCATTTGATTTTGATTTCTTAATTGATTCTTTTAAAGAAAATATTTCTTTATTAAATTTTTCCAAATCAACCAAATTTGGAATATCATCTATAAATTTTTCAAATTTTATTTTATGTAATTTAAATTCTTTTAAATCATTTATAATTGAATCGAGTGTAGGTATTTCTGAATTTAAAGTTTTCTTATGATAAGTATCAACTGTTTTAACTTCTTGTCCCATAACTGATGATATAATATCTAAATCACTTTTAGGACTTTGATTTTTTGATGCAAAATTATCAATTTCAGATAGCATTTTACTTGTATTATTTTTTGATGCAAAATTATCCATTTCAGATAACATTCTAGTTGTAAAATCAACTCTTGAATTTGATTCAATTATATTTTCTTGAACCACATCGCCAGAAATAGCTTTTTTTCTTTTAATTTTTTTGATTCTTACTTTTCTTGCTGATGTTTTTAACCAATCTTTTTTCTTATCAGCGTCCATCATTTTCCTAACATTGACATTCCGGCTTTCAAGCCTCTAATTAAATAGTTTTTACCCAATTTAACATCTGCTACTTTTCCTTTATCACCTTCTATACTTGTTCTATTTGCAAGGTATTGTCTCATTACTTTCATATTTGGATTTGCTGATTTAGGTATCTTTACCATATCATCCCAATCAGTATATTCAACTTGTGATCCACCTTTTAATGTAATGATATATTCTGTACCATGACCATATTTCCAATGAACAACATCACTTAATGGTACATTCATTTGTTTAGCAAACTTTAAAATATCATTCTTCCCAACCCTATCCATATTTGCTTCATCTAAAACGTTTTTAGATGCTTCAACAATCCCATCTTTTTTGAGAAAAATATTTGGATTAAAATCTTCAACATATTTATTAAGTTCATATTTGCCACTAGGCATTCCATGGACTTGAACTTGTAATCTTTTGTTTGCTGGTTTTCCATCTTTATGTAAATCAATTTTTTTGATTACTGTTTTTCCCGCAGATGGTTTTCTTTGTCCAAAAGTTACTTCTCTTTCATACGAGCCTTGATCAACATCATATCCATGAGCTTTTTTTGTATGATCAACAGCATGCTGAATAGCGCCAGAATAAGTATCATGATAGATTTCATAGTCATGTTTACTTTTTCTTTTTTCATCAATAGTTTTTTTGAGATTTTCCAACGGGACATCTTTGATATCATCATATTGAATTTCTTCTTCATTTTCTTTAAGAACCGTTTGATCGGCTGAGGATGGTTCTTCTTGTTGTATCGGTTCATCAGAATTAGTTTCTGGTTGTTCTTCTGCTTGTCCGTTAACAACTCTTAAAATAGCGTCATCCAAATTTCTAAATTTTGTTTTATCTTCAAACCACATAATAGACTCCTTGGTAGATTTTTCATACTACATCTATTTAGTTGAAGTTAAAACTCCCAAAATCTTTCTTTTGAAACTTATTATCAGTGGCTTTGTCGAATGCAGGAGTATCATCATAAGCGTCCGTTTTCTTAACTTTTTTACTACCATCAACAACATCATTGATACCAGCTTGAGCAGTTTCTTCAAGATCATATAACCTCATCTTTTTTCTATCTACTCCAATCATAAACCTTTTATTAAAAGTGGGATCACTATAACGATTTTTAAGTTGCTTAACCAACAATTGACCCAATTCTTCAAGTTCTTCTGTTGATATAATAGCAAACATAAAATCTGCTGTGGCGGGCAAACCAAAAGATTCAGATGTATCTTCTAATCCAATATCTGTAGAAGTAAATCCACTTCTTGTAGTTTGTGTGGCGGATACAACAGGTACATTATATTCAACCGCAAGGCCTCTCAATTCCTCAGCAATTGATTTAATATAAGTATAAGAATTAACATAAGCACCTGCTTTAATTCTAGAAGACATACAAATATTCAAATAATCAATGAAAATGATGTCTGGTTTAAAATCTCTCTTCAAAGAAAGTTCATTTAATAAACTTCTAAAATGTTGTGATCCTGCTGATGCAGTAGGATATTCTTTTATGATTAACTTACCTTTAACTTTATTTTTTATTTTCTCAACTTTGCTTTCAAAGGTATCTCTTGGTATTTCTTGTATTTCATCAATTGAAACATTTAAAAGATTGGCATCTATTCTCATTGCAATCTTCTCTTCAGCCATTTCCATAGTTACATATAATACATTCTTTCCTTCATTTAAACAGTTTGCTGCAACATGACACATGAATAATGATTTACCTACACCAGTTCCCGCAAGACAAATATTTAATGTTTTATTTGGTAAGCCACCTTTACTTATCTTATTGAAAAAATCTAAGTCAAATGGGATTCTTTCTTCAACCTTATGGTAGAAATCATAACGCTCAGCACTATTATCAATGTAATCATGACCAATATTGGGGTCAAAAGTAACACCCAAAGCATCTGTAAGAATTTCAGGAATAGATCCTTTAGTTTTATCAGTTTTGTTTCCTGGACTAATGATATTAACACTTTCCATAATTGCATTATACAATGCTCTATCTTGACAAAAGGTTTCAGTAGTGTTAAGTAACCAATCCATATCAGACTCTTCATCTTTATTTTCCTCTAAAAATCCTAAAAGTTTAATACATTTTTCATAATCATCTTCATGTAATCCTGTTGCTTCATTAAGATTAATTGTTAATGCTTCTCTAGATGGTAAATTATTATATGTTGAAATAAAACTATTGACATATTCAAATAAAACTTTTTCAGACCGGTCTTCAAAATATTCTGGCTGTAAATAAGGAAGAACCTTGCGAGCGTAAGGTTCATTGTAGATAAGATTTTTTAAAATTAAATGTTCAATTCTATCCATTGTTCTCCATGTTTAGGTTTATTATTATTGTAACATAAAGAATATTCAATGTCAAGGCATTTGGAATAAAGCTTTCACCCAATGTTGAGGTTTATTTCTTGCAAATACAACCCAACCAAAGTA